TATGACATCGGTAAACGATCTATGTTATCTCCGATTACATTTGGTAATGCAGATCCAATTGTTGAGTTTGCTGACAAACTTAAGAAAACTGGTGACAAAGACGAATGGCTAATGGGTCGCAAAATTGAACCGAAAATGAGAACTTATGTTCCTGTAATCGTTCGTGGTAAAGAATCTGAAGGAGTTAAATTCTGGGGATTCGGTAAACAAATCTACACTGAGCTTTTATCAATTATCTCAGATGCAGATTATGGTGATATTACCGACTTAATGAATGGTCGCGATATTGACGTAGAATTTACACCAGCAGAAGGTGGAGCTTTCCCTAAAACAGCAATCCGTGTTAAACCAAACACACAACCTGCAACTGAAGACAAAGCA